ATTTGAAGATATATGGAGATGATAACAATTTAGTCAATTTCAATAATGTCGGTTGGAATATTACATTGCTTCTCTCTATTACAAGAAGAAGACAAGAAAAAAGCAACACAGTATTTAGGGAAATTGTGAGACCCATCAATCAAATGGACCCAACCTTTTTGGACAACGAATTGAAAAACACAACGGTTCCACAAGAACCCGAAGACAATTTAGGAAGTATAACCCAAGGAACTCACGAAGCAATATCTGCCCCTGCCGAAGATTTAGGAGATAGTTCATTGGATTTACTTTTGTATAATCAACACACATATTTATAATTTCGCCAATTTTATTTTATTATGCTATAATATAATAAAATGTCTATCGTTCTGCCCTCATCGATAAATTATACCGACGCTCTCCCCTCTCTCCCCGACAATACCCAGCAAATCCCCACTGTTGCTAACCCCGTCAATGGGCAAACCTTCACTGCTGGACAGCAAATCCAGTTTGATTTGTTGAACAGAGGTTTCCTTGTTCCCGACAGTTTGTATATTAGATACACTGGAACCGTCACCACCGGTGGAACCACAATTACCTCAGGTGCTTCTTCTTTTATGATTGGTTGCCCCGTCTATACTCCTATCAACAGACTTGATGTTCAAATTGGTTCCCAAACCATTGATACTATTCAGTCATACAATAACTTGATGCATATGTTGTCTAATACTACTCTTGATGTTGCCCAGAAATACGGACAGCAATCTTCTTTCGGTTACCAAGTCCTTACCTCAGGTGCCGGTTCTGCTATTGTCCCCACCTTAGAGCAGTTAGATGGTCGTGAGTTGCTTTGGGTCTCGGGTGCTAACCCTGCCTACTCTGTTGGCGCTCCCCTTATGTGTGTTCTCTCCAATAGTGAGAGATTAATTCCCCTCTTTGCTATGCCCCAGGTTAGAATTGTTTTGACTGTTGAAAGTTTAGCAAATATGTTTTTCGCTGCGCAATCCCAGACTGTAACCAACTTTGTGATGTCCAACGTTGAGTTGTGCTACAAGGTTGTTGATATGGGTGGTCGTGTTGAGGAGATGGTCCGCTCTATGGGCGACAAGATTTACATCAAGTCTCAGTCATTTGCTTGCGCTTCCCAAACTCTTGGTTCCGGTTCCAGTGGTTACAACGAGTTAGTTTTCAACCAAAGATACGCTTCCTGCAAATCCATCTTTGCTATCAACGGTGGCGCTGCTGCTGCCTCGCAAAACAAGGCGTTTGATAGTTATGATATCACATCCAATAACGGCGATTACTCCTTCTTGGTGGGTGGCGTCATCTATCCCCAAAAACCCATTAGTTCCGTTGTAAATAGAGCGGGTGCTTTGATGGAACTCAAATCTGCTCTTGGGTCTGTCTTTGATAAGGCAAACTCCTTCGCTATCAACGCCGTAGAGTATGCTTATGTTTCTGCTAACACCACATCTCCATCTGCCCCTGCTAAGTTCTACATCGGCACTTCTCTCGAAAAGTTGAACAGTGATAGTCTCCTAACCGGTATCTCCACCCAGAATAGTGCTATCTCTTACCGTCTCAACATTGGAACTGCTACTGGACAGGCACACACTATTACTCTCGTTGTAAATTACGATGCACTCTTTGAGGTTGATACCGTCAATAGACAAGTCGCCTTGAAGTGCTAAAAAAAAAATAATTAACCAGAAAAGCGAGCGGAGCGAGTGGTCATAGCATAGCGAGCGAAGAGTGTTAATTAAGAAAAGTCTTAAAAAGGTTAATATTTAACCAAAATTAAGCAGTTAATGAAGAATATACCTAACAATTTTTATTAATTGAGCAATTAAAATATTTTAATTGCTTTTTTAATGTATTTTATTGCGTTTTCAGTTAATTAATTGCTTAATTCAGTTAATTTAATCCAATATTACGGATTTAATTAACTTATATCATACTCAAAATAAAAATATATTTCAACAAATAGTTTAATCCAAATTGTTTAATTATTATTTTGATAATTGTAATTGCATCGAGATTAACTAATATTTCAATACTCGTTGCAATCGCTGACGGGACACGCATTTTCCTATAAAATAATTTGCGCAGATATTCAAAGATGTAGTTCTGTGTCCATTCTCAAAGTTTGGACTTAATCCAATTCCACGCCGTAGCAGTAGCGACACGCCAAAATGAATATTTTTTTATTTCATTATTGTCGTGGAGATACTCTATGTTCTTTCCAATTGCTTCTAAATCAGCAGGGGTGATGTTTCCAAATAGCGTAGAATAGATTTGAATACAAACTAACTTCTTATCTATTTTCTGCTTAGCAGATTTACTTTTGTTATCGATAGACGCTTCGATACAGTTGCAAACCATTTTCAACAACTCCATTGAGTGCTTGTTACGGATTTCAGCAGGGAGGTCTGTGATTTTGTCCAAGATACGCTTCTGCGTCTTCTGTATCTTGTAATCACGGTATAGGGTGTTCTGTGGTTTGATATGGACAAACGAGGACATTTATATTCTATACTGAGATAATAAATATTTCAGTTCATCCACTTCTCGTTGTAATCTTCTAATATGTATTCTTAATTCATAAATTATTTCTCTAAAATGTTCCACTCTTATGTCGTCCATTATATTTTATAATTATAAAAAATAATAATTATTATCCTATTCGTGTCCAACTTACATTTGTGCGAAGTTCTGTATTTGGTGATGACGAAATCTGCGACCGAGCATTTACATATATTGTTGTTGCTGTTGTAACACTAACTACTCCCGACATTGTTCCAACTTGTCTCAATCCCGATGCACCGGCGTTATCATTAATTTCCTCGTAGTATTCTAAACCATACGCGACTGGGGTTGTGCCTCCTGTTCCTGATGTAGTAGATAAAATTATCTCTTTTGCCTCAACTACATTCGCTGAGTTTGTTCCCCATTCGTATCCACATATAATCAACCAAACACCTTTTGAAGGCAAAGTAAAATCACTTCTTGCGGTCAAAGTATTATTCATAGGGTCTGTAAATGTTGTTTCACTATCGGTGTATCCCAATTGCGATGTATTCGACATTGGTTGCGTATAACTATTTTGCTGTATCAACAAATTATGATTTATAGTTGTTTGAGCATTAATTGTTGTTGATGCACTACTTGTTAAACCGTTTGTAAATGTGGTTAGAGGATTAATTGTTACCGACCCAGCATTTATTGTTGTTATTCCAGTTCCACTATCTATTGTTAAAGGCACATTGCTTTGGGTTTGAAAGTTAATCAAAGAAGACGAACCCTGAATATTCAATAAATCAACTCCACGAATATTTTGTAAAACTATATTTGGCGTCAGTCTTGCTCGAAAATAAAAGTTCTCACTCATTACTGAGTTCGCAGTCCAAAATCCATTATTTGCATTAAGTTCCACTGACCCATCTGCTGTTATTGTAAGGTCATTTATCGAAGTTGCTATATCCAAATTATCGGTTGAAACAATTGTGTTAGTTGAGACTATAACAGCAGGTCCCAAATACAATGGATTTGTCCCAGTAAATACAACTCCTGACGGTTGAGTATTTGTTGCCGTGAATGAAATACCCGTATTCCAACTCGTGACGAATACAATACCTGCTCCGGGAGGTGCTCCACTTCCAGTTAATATAATTCCAACATCATAGTTATCGGTTGTTACATTATCCACAATCAACGGGATTGCTATTAATACATCTCCCAAATAACACTTAGCAGTTGGAACCTGAGACGCAAATCCAGTCCAAGTTTTAGAGAACGCAGTATAATTTGTTAAATATGCTTTTCCAGTTGTTGAACCCGAATATGATGCTCCATTTCGCAATGTGTTTGTAGTCACACTTAAAAAATTAAGCGTCATATTTCCTGTGTATGGAGTTCCACTTGATGAACAAATATCAATGGGAACACTTATATACGCAGTTCTGCACTTATTTCCCGCTGGGACAACCAAGCGCTGAGGAAACATTGTAAATCCTGAATTGGACTGTCCAGTTGTGCCTCCACCTCCCGTTGTTATTGTTAGTGCTGAATTATAAACATCCATAGAAACATTACGCCCTGAACCATTAAATACTCCGGTCTCTTGTCGAAACTGATTGAACCCAGTAAATATATTATTTCCTGAGAGTGATATACCACCCCCCACCCCATCTACATAGGTCTTATTACACAAATGGTTTGCCGATGTTGGAGCAACCGCACACGAAGGGATTTTTGAAAATGTTGTAATTCCATTCATATCACAGGTTTGAGTTGTTGAAGCAGTTGAACCAATTGTGATTGGGGCATTGTTTGTTGTTGCTGAACTTATGTTTATTGGGGCAGTTGATGTTGCCCCCGTGTTGATATTGATTGCTCCCGACCTTCCAGCATTTGTTGCAATATTCATTGTTCCAGTTGTTTGTGTGTCGCTTATATTTGTATTGTTAGTTACTCCACATCTCTGCGTGTAATTTCCCGTTGATGTGAGATTGAAAGAACCTCCCTGAAAAGTAAGTATTCCAGAATTACTTGCTCCACCCCAATTCAACGCAACATTTGTTGCGGGTGCTCCACCAATATTCACATCTCCCGTTGTGAGTGCCGTTCCAATATTAATATTTTGGGTTGGGTCTGCCGACACAATATTATTCGTAATAAGGTTTCCATTAATAAAAGTATTAGTTGTTGCAGTTCCTATATTAAGGGGTGCGGTTGATGATGTCCCCGTGTTGATATTAATTGCTCCCGTTCTTGATGTATTATTTGCTATATTACAAACACCCGATGTTTGATTTGTATCACGAAAAGTTTGAACGCTTCCCGTGCTTGGTTGTAATGAGGCATTTCGCAAAGTCCCTGTAATATAAGTATTCGTATTTGAAAATGTCTTCTCACCTGTGATGGTCTGCGTTGTATTTAATGTAACGAAAGACCCCGTTGTCGCATTATCCACATACGCTGTGGTTGCGATATTTGTGCTATTATCTCCACTTGGTCTTGTCGGTGCAGTTCCCTGCGTATCTATTGTTAATGTATTCACTTCCAGCGTATCCGTAAAGACCGCATCCGCATTAATCGTATTCAATCCATTCATCGACCGACTGTTTTGCGTTAATTGACTTGTTGAGGGCATTATTATCTTATATTACAACAAGATAATAATAATTACTTATTTAACAAAACGATATAGTGCTTCTACATCTTCTCCTAAATCCTTCGCACGCTGTAATCCCGATTGAACATTCTTTTGAATTGCTCCCGCACTGATACCGCCCGTCTTTGTAGTTATTTTTCGATAACTAAGGGGGTCTATCAATTCACTTCCACCTTTTAATAAGACGGCAACATCCTTTCCAATTTTAACTCCGGTTCTCGCATTAGCGAGCGCTTCCTGCGCCTCAGGAGATAAAGAGATTGCCTGTTTTACAAATGGAACTCTTCCCAAATCGTTTGCCGACCTCTCTGCTTTCTTAATTGCACCCGATAGGGCACTTGATGCGCCTCCCAAACCTTTGCTCGCTTTCGACGCTGTTGATACTCCTTTACGGAACATCATTGATGCTTTATTTCCAAATGACTTGCGAAACATTATATACTATAATAATATTATTATTTTGTAAAAAAAGGAAGGGTCGTAGGGAAACCTTGGTTTCCTACTTTATTCCTCGTCAAATATTAATTCATCAAATCCATCAAACAATCGTTGGGTATTCACATTGATAAATAAATACTTATAGGGTTCATCAAAGACTATCTTTGCAATATCATTCATATATTTCGCTTTGCTTTCAACAACTTCATCCATTATAGTTGAGAGTTCTTGTTTTGATACTCGAAAACAAAAGATGTTGCTAAATAATTTGCGAATATCTTTTTCAATTGAATACCAAGTCTGGACCAAGAAGATAACAGTGGTTCGTAAATGTCGGCGGTTGAATATCAACTCCTTCAACAACTGCTTCACATCCGCATTCTTCAAATACGCCGTCATATCATCGAAGATAATACAGTTATTGTATTTCTTATCTTCATCTTTGATTGTCTCCATCACACTGCTAAGATTATCATAGTTCAACTCTTCATAGCATTGCTCCTGTGGGATTTTACTGAATATATTATCTTTCATTGATGCTCGTGAGTGTGACGGTTGAAAGAGATAAATATTGTGAAACACTTTGCGAAATATTTTTGGTGATTTG